GTTAAAGTTCATTTCTTAAATTGTTTTGTATGTCTTTTTTTACTGCTGCTGCAATCTCATCTCTATACTTTGCAAGTGTTGCCCTTCGGGGCATCTTAATGAAATCAAATGGCTCAATACCAAAGTGCTTAATTTTACGGTTCATCATAAATAGCATAGCCCTTCGGTTTTCTTCCGAGTTCTTGATAAACTGCCCAGTCTTAATATTTCGGGGCTTGATGTTTTTCATCTTTGCCCAATTTTTAATTTTATCCGTTGGAATACCTTTGCCCCCTTTGTACTTCCCTTCGGGCTGCCTTCCGTTGATAATGGCTTGTCCGTACCAATCCATCTGCACACCAAATTCCAAGCCTTTGGAATAACCTTGTAATGAACGCACCAAGTTACCCGATGCAACATAGTTTGAACGGATAGTAGTTTTTCTGACGCTTACGGGCTGCCATCCATTACCAACCTTTTTCCAAGTTGCACGAATAGCCATCCTTGGGCGTTTGGCTTGGAGTTCAAGTTTGGCTTGGGATGCGAAAAAGTCCGATGCCCTTTCAACAACCGCTTCGGTTAATTTATATTTCATTGTAACAATCGGTTACCCAAGGTGATTGAACATCCATATTTATCGTGATGTTGTACCCAGCCAACACATCTTTGTCAGCCTCAATGAATGGCACGAATGCAATAGGTTTCTGAATCATAATAGATTGATTATATTGCATTTCTTTTTCCCTTAATTTCAAACTGAACTTAACATAAAGGTCCTGTAAAATGTGAGCATAGTTTTGATTCTCGGTGTACCCTTGCTCGGAATACAAAGTAATCAAAGATTCCTGTTCATTCTCACCCTTCAAAAAATTGACAATGTCCGCAATAATCACATTCATCTGAATGGTGCTTACATAGTCGTTTAATTGAACCGTTTGAATGGTCAAGTGGGTTAACGGGTAAACCGTAACCGCTTTGAAACCCATCTCGGTAAGGTTTCCGTGGGAATAGTTCCACCCCAATTCCTCTGCTATCTCTTGAACAATGGCGAATGCCGTGCCTATGTTATTATTCATCGTTTTGATTTATTAATAATTTGTCTTTCCAATGTTGCCAAGTCGCTCTTGTAAGCCGCCCACATCGCATTGGTGTGCATGGGGAGTTTGCTAACTGCGTCAAATTTTGTGACATCTCCGTCAGTGAGGAGATGTATGAATCCCATCCACCCCCATTTTTTGTTGAACTGGTGTTCATCAGTTTTTCCCTCTGACTCTCCGAAAATTTCAGGATATAACTCATTAAATCGTTTCCTAAACTCCAAAAAAAAACCAGCGATCCGAATGCAATGTCACTTGGCATTTGTTTAAAACTCTCGTTTAATTTGCCCTGATAAGGCTCAATTAAATATCGGTTGTTTTGCCCTTGTGTAACGATGGGGCGATATAGCACCGACATCATTTTCCAAAGTGCCATTCCTTCTTTTTGATACGAATCAAGGTCAACAAATTCACCCGTACTGATTTCATCAAGATTAGGGATAAATCCGTATTCCACACCTTCGTAGGTGAAGCGATGTTGAAACCTTGGTTTCTCATCCAAACACTTGGTAATTAAATCCAAGGCGTGATTTAAAATCTTCAATGGTAACTTACTCACCTCTGATAAAGAGATATTACAAAAGATTGCAACCGCATTCAATGCCCTTTCCTCTGCATCCATTTTTAGGGATTCGTATTCTTGCATTTGATACAAGGGGATTTCACTCAATTTGGTTGGTATGGTTATTTCCATCATATAATTAACGATTGATTTATTGTATGTTTTAACGTATGTCGTAAGAGCCAAAATTCTTTTTCAGCCCAAGTGATTCCATCTCAAAGTAACGCCACGCATCAATGATGTGGTCATCACCTACGGGAATCGGTAAGGTTTTCCCATCCTTGCCCTTATCCCAGCAGTACCCACGCAATTCTTTTATGAGGTTGGTTGAATCTTTGGTTATCATATAGTTTTGCCCTTGCATCACCTGTATGCCGTAATTGATTGAATCTTTACCCTTGGTTACCCCTTTGATACTGATTCCAAATCTGCGTATTTCTTCAATTGATTTAGGTTCAGCAGAATCCGCATAAACGGGTACACCCTTTGGTAAAACTTTGGCAATGTCGGAATTTAGCATCCCCGTACGGTAACAAATTTCTTTAATTATCCTTTGGTCGTTGTACTGATACACCTCAACGATGGCAGTCGGATCAACTGAATATCCAAAGTCAACACCGCAACCCAATAACCTTGCATCGCTTGGGATGGTGTCAATAAGTTGGTAGTTGCTGAATATAACCCCTTCAAGGTTTCCTATTTGACCAAGTCCGTAAACTGCCCACCAATTACGCCAATATTCGCTTGTTTCGGCTTTCTCACGGGCTTTCTCTATCTCGGCAACGATTGATGAATCCAACGCCTCATTATCTTTGTAGGTAAGGACTATCATCTCGGAATCGGCATCATGTACAAGTTCCGTATCAACCCAAAATTCCGTTACTGGGTTGTAATCAAGGTATATAAACTTTCGGGTACGAATAGCAAGTTGGTAATAAGATTCCCAATCTACGTTGTTGCACTCGTTGATAAACAACACATCACGCCTCGCACCCCTTAATTTATCAGGTTGGTCAGCGGAGAAAAACTCAATGAAACTATTGTTGGAAAAAGTATAGGTTAAAGATGACTTATTCCATTTGTTGGGATCGTACATCCCCACCATCTGCATAATTTTAAGAAAATCACGAATAGCACCACGCCTCAAATGTGGGATGGATTCCGATACAATACTTATTTCGGTGTTATCTTTCTGCACCGCATAGGTAATGAGCATCGGAATAATGCTGAATGTCTTGGAACTGGATGTGCCTCCACGCACAATGCGAACCCTTTTTTTGAGTTGGGCTATCTTATTTTGTGCGGTGGTCTTTTGTAACATTATTTTACATCCAAATCAATTCCATTGAAGATAGGCTTTTCAAAGTCCTCATTCACCTGATGTTGCATTGATAACTTTCTTAACTCCTCATCGGTAGAAACTAACTTCATCAACGCCAGTTGCAAGGTTGGGTTTTCTGACCTGAACCATTTAGAACGCATTGATACTTTAAGGTTTGTCTTGACTTGCGTCAAAGCCGTTTTAATACTGTCTAATTTGTCCAATTCAAGGTTGTAAAATGTTGCCCTTGAACAAGGTAAGTAAGCGACAATATCATCAATAAAAAATAACTTGTGTTTATGAATGACCTCCAACGAAAGTGATTCAAGTTCCTCTTTATTATAAGCCATAAATTAAATTTAACAAGGTTTCAAAGCCGTGTTGGTTTATATAACCATACCCATTAGCACCCATAGGAATTACATTCGGGCAAGTGTTAAAAACCTCCAACATTCTTTTTATTTTTAAACCTTCGGCAATTGCAAAGGTCGATGATTGATTCCCGATAAATAACTTACAAGAATTTAACAAGGTTGCGGTTTGCAAGGCATTTTCAAGAATTATCCGTTCAGGCTTTATATAATGAATTTTACAAAAATTATCGTATTCGTGTTCTAAACCCACGAAAACAAAATCATAATTTGCCAATATGCGATAATCCACTTTGGGGTTGCGATAACGGTCGGTTAAATTAACAACGATAAGATTTTTATATTGTTCATCCATTGGGGCTTCAATAAATGGACCGCTTAAATCTTGCTGCAATTCGGGATATACATAACCGTGATTTCGCCTTAAATCCCCAGCGGCTATATTCAAGCCAATCCTTCTAAATTGGTCGAAATTGTAATTTACCAAATTTCCATCGTGCTTTTGTACATTGGCAATATAACTTTGATATTCCAATAGTGGCTTTATGTAGTTATAAGTGGTTTCGTTGATACAATATTTACCACTGGAATGATTTGGCGTTCCTGATATTTCATCGAACCCAACATTAAAATTTACCTTGGCATCGTTTATTTCCGCTGCACGTTTTACAAAGGGCAATGAATAAATCAAATCGCCCAAGTGACCTGATTGCAAAACGCTGATGGTTTTTTTAAAATTTTCCATAATTTCAAATCATTGTAAGCAGTTTTATCCGCTTGTTATTTATCGTATCAATGTTGTGGTGTTCAAGACAATACTTGTAATTCTTTTCACCTAACTCCTTTCGGTTTTTAATTACCTCACCAATTATTGACCAATCGTTATTCTTGACAAAAGTCACACCTTCATTATCTCGGTGGTTGGTGTATGGTTCAACTTCACTTACAAGTATCGGTAATTTATAGGCAGCCGCCTCAACTATCTTTAATTCTGATTTGTGTTTATTAAAGTGGGTTTCCGTTAATGGGGCAAGTACTATATCAATGTGGGAATAATACTTCCCGTAATTCAATACACTTGTAACTTCACCCACCCAAAACCAATCAGGTCGCTGACGGCTTCCTGTAATTTGATATTCCATCTCTGCGGAATTTGGATCGGTTGAATTGTAACCGCAAAATAAAAACCTTGCGTTATACTTCTCACAAATCTCCCCTATCTGCCCACGCAGTAACTTGACATCTTCCAGGTGCGAAAACCCTCCAACGTAACCGATGGTCAAAGGATGGTCATTCTTTTCTAACCATTGGTTTTCTTGGTGGTCAATGTAGTTGGGGAGTATATGTACATTTGGGTTTATTTCCTTTACTTTCTCTGCAAGTTGTGGTGTGGTTGTCCAAACCATTGATGCAGCCTTCAATGACTTTAATACCGCCTCTTTGCCGTGTTCTTTGTATTTCTTGTACGCTGGGTTGTACTTGGGTACATTCCAATAGTCATCAATGTCAACGATTAATTTCACTTTGGCAGCAATGCAGCGGTCAACGATTGACATATTTAACAAATAGCGTGAGAATATCACAATGTCGTAATCCTCAACCTTCGCTTCGTTTACCTCTTTTTCTTGGATGGCAAAGTCTATGTGAAATATGTTTTTCTCGTAGATGTAACGTAAAGGCATAGCAATGCGATGGTAATCCACCGCACCTATTTGGTCGATGATAACCAACACCCTTTTTTTGGAGGGTTGCTCATCATCTGCTATTGTGGCTCTTTCTAATTTAGTCATTGGGGAATACAGGTATATACATCCAAATGCTTACATTGTGTAACACTTCGTTGGTGTGGGCTTCAAAATAATGGTCTTCATCCCAGTAGGCA